GTACCACCTGTACCAAATGCAATCATCAGCCCTAGTGTTTTTGCTCCCTGTCTCATTGTTGGCATAGTCACCTCCCACGCTTTTAATAATCCTGGAAAAGATCCTGCTTCTTCAAAGAATACTAACTCACCTGCCTTACCCCTTACTTTGTCTGGATTATCTTTTAATGACACTCCCATTATTTGTGACTTCATACCCATTTCTATCTCTATACCATTTACTTTCTTTTTATATCCAGCCATTTTAGTCATTTCTCTATCTCTTAATCTAGGTTGTGCCCATGCAGTATGGTCATCTATAAAAGATAAAAACTCCCATGCTTTAGAAAGTAATCCGTCACCAATTAAATATTCTTTTTGTGATGCAAATACAAAATTCTTAGAATTTTTTACAAAGAAATAGTTTCTAGCAAGCATACTACCTGCTTTGTAAGAATATCCTTTACGTCTTGCTTTCAAGACTATCATATGTTTGTTTTGTGATCTGGCTTTATCTATTTCATGGAAGTATTCGTAGTCTCCATCATAAAACCTAGGGAATGTACGCTCACGTTTAGACTGTATACTACCATCTGGTAGCACCTCATCTACCGCTCTATCAATAGGACAGTAGTTTAAATAAAAATAATGAAATCCTGTAATAGTTATATCACCATTTGTATACCCATACAAACATCTTTTCCTCTCTTCGTCCCAAAAATCATAATAATCTTTAGTTCCCGGAAGAGAGGTAGTATAATGACCTGTTTTTATAAAGGTTATCGCTGCTTTTCTAACTCTATCTGTTTCTTTAAACATTTATCTTTAATTTTAACTAGTTCTGCACACTTTTCATATTCTTCTGTACTTGTAAAATATTCTATTACAACATCTATTACGTCAGGATTTCTACCATCTTCGTTAATAGGATCAAAAGGCAAAGGTAATTTGTCTATTTTACCTTTTTCTAAATCGTAATAAATATCATCTAAAGTTTTACGTCTAGTTATAATTTGATAAGCATTTTTCATTGCTTGTTCATAGAGTTCCATGTCTTCTAAAAAATCCATTACATACTATATTTATTTACTTCAATACCACCTCTATTTGTATTGGCGGCTTGTTCTTCTTTTTTAACTATATCTTCTAACCTTGTTAAACCATCTACTACTTTACCCATATTAGATAAGTTTGCTATTAAATCTTTAGCGTGAAATATAGGTTTACCATGATCGTCCATTAAATGTAAATCTATATCTTTAAAATATTTTTCTAATTTTACTATTGAAGTTCTTGCAGCTTTTAATAATCTAACTGCAGAAGTTTCAATTAATTTTTCATATTTATCACACGCTGTCAATAACTTAGCGCTTGGTTTAAACTTTTTCTTTTCGCCAAATATACTATTTTTTACTTCAATTATACGTTGGTCCCAATCATATATTGCAAAAGGAGATTTATGATCTACCATAAAATATACAAAAGATAATTCTGTAGCTGACAAATCTTTAAACTCTAAAATAGTTAAAGAGTATGCACTTGGAACAGCAACACCATCATTTATATATATTAAATCGTCTCTCATTTATTTTTTTTATTTATATGTTTTAATCTTTTAGCATTAACTGAAAACTTTCCAAAATATGGTAAACGTATACTTTCAAATTTTCCTTCTTTCATTATTTTTTCTACATATTTAAACTGATAATTAACAATTTTTTCTATCTTGCTTAATGGTAAATTATATTTATTAGCTAGATGATAAATAATTAATTTTTTATCCTTCTTCATCAGGTATATTTTCTTTTTCTTTTTTTGTAAGTATTTCTTTAGGCCATTTAGATGGTGTTAACGGACAATCAGAAGTTTTCCACCTAGCTTTATGTTCTAATAAACATCCACAAGATCCACATCTCATAGATTGTTTCATTAGCTGATCACAAGACTTACATATTGCTAATCTTTTAGCATATGCTTCTGGTGTAACGTTTGGCGCACCCTCTTTTATGTAGTTTGTTAATTCTTTAGTGAATGTCCTCACCATTTTGAAAATACTCGGGGGTTTTGGTTCGTTCTTGTTCATATTCTTCTATTTTTAATGATAATAGTTCTCCATCAGGTGTTTGTATAATTAATATATCGTACATATTAATATAAAAAATACTTACAACTAATGATCTAAACATCATCCTCTATTTATTTTTATTTCTACACAATCTGTATTAGGATTTAAAAAAGGATTAAGCTTATAAGTATTATGACTTAATATTACTGCACCTTTGTCTTTAAATTTTTTTACATAGTTGTTTAAAGTATTATAATCTTTTATTCCCATTATTTTAGCTACAGATTTTTTATTAGAAACACTACATATATTAATATCTTCTTTAATTATATTAGTATCTATAAAAGAAGCTAGGATAGAGAGTTCTTTATCTGTTAAATTAAAAATACCATTCCATAATTGTAAATACTTGTATGTACTATCTATATTAACTGTTATATTACGTTTATTCATTTTTTAATTCTATTTTTGCTGTTGTACCTTCAAAGATTATTTGAGATGTTTTAGATTGCTTGTTAAATTCGTCAACATATTTTTCCAAACTTTCTCTAGTTGTTAAAAATGATAAAAATACTTGCAGTTCTTTAGCTGCTATATAAAACTTATCTTTTATTTCTGCTGTTTTTGCAGCAGATTCTAATAAAGCATGGTAATCTTCTAACGATATATTAACAGATCCTTTTACCATTTACCTAATAATTGGTGTTCTGAAATCATAATGTACTGTATATCGTCTATATGTACAATCATAGCCTCTGCTCTAGGATCAACCATAACAGTATCACCTACTTTTGCAAAATGACACTGTGGTCCTGCAGCTAATATTTCTAAAATGTTAGTGGTAATACTTTTTGCGGTTGTATCATCTAAGATAATACCAGAATCTGTTGTTTTTTTACTTGGGTCAGGTAGGACAACCCACGATCCGTTTGGTTTAAATTTCATGTCTATATATTTTTATGCAAATATATAAACAATTTTTTTATACTTCCAAATGTTTTACAATATTTTTAAATAGGATATAGCTATCCCCCTTAGAAAATCTATTTCAAACTTGGATTTCACTTTAGCAGTGCTTCTTTTTACAGAGACCCAGGGATAATAAAACTGATGTTAATTCATCACACTTACCTATGTGTAATTTACCCCAACTAAAACTTATACACTCGTTCTTTTGCAACTACCGGAGAAAACTCTAGACTTATTTAGCCCTACAATCCGATGTCTTTTCCCATTTTTGGTTACCGTGGGATGATATTGTTGCAATGCAAAAATATAAAAAATATATTACAATGCAAGTAGAAATACAGAAATCATTATTATTATGTATACTACAGGAGATAAATTTATTGTTTTCATATAACAAATATACAAGTGTATATATAGATGTATGTTAACAGAATGTTAAATTTTAAAATATAAAAAATTTTTTTGAGGTATATCTGTGAACGTACGGACCTCCTCATACAGACACCCCGGCTAGTGTTGGGGGTTTAGGGTACCCCCCACAAATAATATTAACTATCCTAACTAAAATACTTTTAATTATGAATGTAACAATCGTAAAGGTTCTTGACACTAAAGTGGACAAGAACGGAACACAATGTAGAGTAGGAATCACAGAAGAATCCTTTGACTCTAAAACTGATACACACTACAAAGAAAAAGTAGTGTACACCAGTCTTGAATCTGCTTTCGCCCGTTGGGACGAAATCAATAATGGTAAACCATTAAGAGTTGAAGTCTAAGGACTTCTTCTCTTTTTATATAGGTGGGGATTGTAACATATTGTTACCAATCTAATGGGTGGGGTGGACATAACACAGAGTTTGTGAGTGTGTCTACCACATCACATTCACCACTTTTACACACAATCTAACATTATATCAAACTATAAAGATATAATAATATAACACAATTACTAATTTAAATTAATTAAACATGTCAAAACCAATTAACAATCACATCTTTATTGAAGAACAAAAGATTAGAACTAAAAACTTAGAATTAACAAGAGCATTACAAGATGTTGATAGACTAACAACAGATGCTGTACAGTATAAACTTCAAATTATAGAGTTAAAAGAAAAGATAACTGATTTATTAAACTTTAATAAAAGATTACAACCAGTTAAATTAACAATAGAAATGGATCCTGAATATGGTGAGTATCCTGATATACGTGATATAAATAATGAACAAATGGTAGATATAGATGAAGATAAGAGATTATTTAGATACTTAACTAATGATGAAATGAATGTAAAAGAAGGTATATATCATGAAAAATAATAGATATGAAAGCTCAATGAAAATATTATCCTACGGTTATTGTGGGATAATATTTATTGTCTTGTTATTATTATTCACATCTTGTGGATCATATAGAATGACAGAAAAAGAAAGACAAATAAATTATGAAATAGATAAAGCATACTTAGAGTATATTTATAAAAGAGACTCTTTAATAATAGAATATAATAAACAATAACAATAACTAATTAAATTAAACTGCTTATGACTAAACAAATTAAGATCATTTACAGTTGTGATTCTAAAGGTAATCATGACTGTGCAAAGGAAGATATAACATCTTCAAGAATTAAAACCTTTACAGACAAGATGGATGCTATTCATTTTATTGCTGAGTGTACTGTTTGTACTCACAATGTAAAAGATGTTCATCCAGATCTATTTTATTGGGAGAATCCTGTAGATACTACAGAACATACTAATAAAGAACTAGAAGAATTTAGAATTAACAATAATTATTAATATTTAAAATCAATTAAACATGAACAAATTAAACACTGGGTCACTAGAGACTCTAGAAGTAGGACAAGTATTATTAACTAAAGCATTTAAAACAAATACTGATAAAATACAATTGGAATTTGCTGAGAAGGTAGCATCTAAGGATAGACCTGTATCTGCATTGACAATATTAAATGCTAGCGACAGCAGATTTAGCTCTAATGCAGCTAGAAGCTGGGTTGTTGCAGAAATAGCAGATGCATCTAAAATATTTAATACAAACTTTGGAGATGATGGTGCTTGGCAAATAGATGAAAAGTCTAATGGTACTCCTTGTGAGACTATTACACTAAATATACTTAATCCTGAATTTAACGGTAATCGTTTTAGAGTTAGGATAGAGGAAACTACAGAACCAACATCTTCTCAAGTTAAATATGCAGAAGATAATGGTTTGGATGTAGTAGAATGGGCTTGTAAAAGAGCTGGTAAAGGTGGTGATGCTATTTTACATAAAGGTCAGCATATTTTTAGAAACTCTTACACAGATATGTTGCCAAGAGATGAGAATCCTCAGCACATATTCTTAAAATCAGACACTCAAACTGCAAATACTACAGCAAATGCTGGTGTATCTGTAGAGGAAGTTGAAATTGATCAAATGATGTAAGCAAATTAGTTATTGGTATAATAAAAAGTTCTACATTACTTGTCTAGTGTAGTTCTTTTTATTATATTTGTACACTAATTAAGTATAAAGTTATAAAAGAATTGTTTATATAATGTTGTAAGTATTTGATACTCACGACTTTAATCAAAAACTAGTCAGATAAGACTTTAAAATCAGTATTTTAGTTGAAAGATGAAGGGCTGTATTAATTTACAGTCCTTTATTTTTCTAAATTATTTAAACAAGTATTAATTAAACACAAAACGATGGGACAAATGAAATGGATTTATAGTATGATTATGGATGGATCTTATGACAGATTCAAACAATTATACATTAAATGCGTCTTAACAGACTCAACTAGCTTTAATTTTGGAGGACAAACTTTTGTTAAGTCTTTTGCTAAGAGTGTAGTTAAGTATGTGGACGACAACAAGCTAATTGCTAAGTATGATCAGCATATACAAGAGCAATTAGAAGAAGAACAATCTTATGCTGATAATAAAATTTATTAATTATGATATACTTTATTAGTAACACTAAAAGTTTAAACGCAAACTTTACAGATGCTACTATAGATGATGTAGTAGAATATTGTAAAACTAAGAAAGTTTTGGGTGTAGACACGGAGACAGAAGGATTTGACTTTACATGTAAAAAGATGATAATGTTTCAGATAGGTGATGCTAATAACCAATATATAATAGACACAAGATTTGTAAGTATAGAACCTTTACGAGAGATATTAGAATCAAATAATATTGTAAAGATATTTCACAATGCTAAATTTGACTATAAATTTATTAAAAAATGGGCTAATATAGCTTGTGAAGGTATCTATGACACATTTCTTGTAGAATTAATTATAAGCTGTGGTAAGTCTCTAGGTTATGGATTAAAAGATTTATGTAAAAGATATTTAAATGTAGAGTTAAACAAAGAGGTTAGAAATTTGTTTATAGATTTACATGGACATCCTTTTACAGATGATCAGATAATCTATGGTGCAAAAGATGTAGAATACCTATGTAAAATAAAAGAGCTACAACAAGCAGATATAGATAAATATAAACTGCACAATGTTGTTGAACTAGAAAACGAGGTAGTAAAATCTTTTGCTGACATGGAGTACAATGGTTTAGATTTAGATACAGAAGCATGGAGAGAGCTTGAAAGTTTAAATACGAGTAAAGCTGATGCTTTAATGTCTACATTAGACAACATGGTTAAGATGGACCACAGGTTAGAGAAGTTTGTAGCTAAATACATACAAGCAGACATGTTTACACCTACAGAAGAGCTTAGAGATGTAGATATAAAATGGACATCACCAAAGCAAGTGCTAGAAGTGTTTCAATGTATTGTACCTAAGCTTGACAATGTAAATGGTAAACAGATGTATAAACACAGATTTAAATATCCACTGATAGACAAGTATGTAAAATACAAGGAGGCTATGAAACTATGCACATCTTATGGTGATGCATTTTTTAAGAATCTAGCTTCTGATAAAAGAATACATACTAGCTTTCATCAAATATTAGACACTGGCCGTGTAAGTAGTAGTAAGCCTAATATGCAGCAAATACCTGCTGACAATAATTTTAGGAATTGCTTCATTGCACCCGATGGTTGGAGTTTTGTTTCGGCTGACTATTCTAGTCAAGAGCTAAATGTTATTGCATTTGGTTCTAAAGATCCTGTATGGATTGAGGCACTAAAGAATGGTGAAGACCTACACTCCACGTGTGCTGAGTTAGTCTATGGTGATCAGTGGTTAAATAGTGCAGAGGACGATTGCGCATATCTTAGTCGTAAAAATAAGTGCAATTGTCCAACGCACAAAAAACTTAGAACAAATGTTAAAACTATTAATTTTGGCTTGGCTTATGGTATGGGTCCTCATAAACTTGCAGACACTCTCAATATTACTGTTGATGATGCTAAATTACTTATTGAAAAGTATTTTACAGCTTTTCCAGCAATTAAAGGATTTTTGGAAAAGCTAGGTAATTTTGGTAAAAAGTATGGGTACATAAAAACATTTCCTCCTTACAACAGACGTAGATGGTTTACTAACTGGTATCCTAGAATATGGGATAACAAATCGTCATCTATGGAGTTAGGTAGTATTGAGAGGGCTAGTAAAAACACACCTATACAGGGAGCTAGTGCTGATATGACTAAGAAAGCGTTGATATTGATGCGTGATTATATTAAAACAGAGAATGCTCCTGTTAAGCTAGTTATGACTGTACATGATCAGATAGATACTATATGTCAAAATGAGTATTTACCTGCATGGACACATAATATGAAAACTATAATGGAGGTAGCTGCTAATGAAATAGTAACTAATGGTTTATTAAAAGCTGAAGTATCAGTTAGTAATTGTTGGGAAAAATAAATAAATATTATGACAAAAAAGAAAGCAAT